GTTTGTTTTGCTTTGGCGGAGCAAGACAGAGGTTTAAGGTGACTATCGACAAGGGGCTTTACCCATCTTATGTCGACTCAGCTGGGTCGCACTGGCGTTCCTCCAACCGAAAAGTCAGGTGAGCGTCAGTAATCAACAAGTTGAGTAGCAACATAATCCTCAAGAACGGAGTAACCGTCCCCGAGGATGATGGATTCTGCCAAAGGATAAATGTCGACAAAGGTGAGACCGGCTAGCATGTCCCAAAAGTGTGTCAAGTCGTCGGGCCTGACCAAGTCTTCGTGAAACATCGACCCACTCAGGAATGAATCAATCATCCCCTTGTGGAGCGAGAACACTCGGACGTGGTAGGTCACGCCTTCCAACGAGTACACACCACCGGAAACGGTCAGGTGTCTGTTCGCCCGTTTGACGAAAAGATTGCGGAGCACATGGCAATGCCTAAATTCATAAGCATGCGACAAAGATTTGCCAGCCATGTACTCGTCGTCAGAAACGCCAAGGTTGGCGTTCGGGCGGCAGTTAAATTTCGCGAGAACCTTACCCATCATTGGCAACATCACGTGCCCGTCCGTTGCCGAACTAGGCACGAAATGCTTGGAAAGAAAATGGCATTTGCTTAGGCGTGGGCTCATGGTAGCTTTCGCCACCATGCACGCCTCCGCAGCCACCTTCTCGTAATGGTAGGCTCCGCGCCTGACCCGCTTCCGGAGGACAGCGAGCATGTCATCACCCAAGATGACAACCCTAGGGGTGTCTACCCTGTACTTCTTTACCCAAGAGTAGAAGATGCACAGGTTCCAGAATGAATTTCTGAAAGTTGTGTCTGTCGCACCAGTCGCTAATTGATGCTCGGCCACGGCGGACACGCCGTACTTCGTGTTGTAGACCGAGTAAGAGCGAGAGGCGACGCGATGCAACCTCAGAAACCATTTCGGGCACCCGAGCCGACGCATCAAAGCAATCTCCAAGTCCAAAACGTCAGCAACTTGAGTGCTGTCGTTTGAGGAGAAATCAGCTTCGATGCAGCTTCCCGGTGAAAATTCACTTTCTAAGAAGCTGGCGATCTCGGGAGTATGTTGCTTGTAAGCAAACATTACCTTGGCGCTTGTCAAATTGCTCTCTGATGACTTTAACCGGACCATGAGTTCAGTAAAAATCGGTCCACTGATGCAATTGTATACATCAGACCCCTTGAATATAATTCGCGGGGCGACCTTGTCATGGTCCTTGACGAGAGCTTCAATCTTCGTGAACAATTCCTTGGAGGAGTAATCACGAAGTGCGTGCGAGCCGAGGAGGTCATATGCCTTGACCATCCTAACTTGTTTCTCGGAGTCAAATTGACTGTTCCAAGACTGAAACAGTTCAGTGTCCCACTCAAATTTTGGGTGGGGAACTGGAACTAACTCCTTGATCAGTTGCCTTGAGCGGCCTCGCAGCCAAGGTGCTATCTGCCCACGAGGAACATTGTTCACCCGTTTGTTGAATGCAGACAGGAAATCCGCGCGCGAAGTTGTCGCTATATAAGGAATCTTATCGCGGATAACGGGCCCCAGGTATCCTTGGGCCTCATTGCCTATAGTCTCGCCTCGGGCGAGCGCATTGCCATCGCGCACACGTGCGCGAACGTTGAATCGGAACCGTTTTTGGGGTTGCGAACGGTGCCCATCTGCGCCCCTCGTTGCACGAGAGACTATAAACCTGTTGCCTGACGGCATCGGGTTAGGGGGGCTTTGGCGTTGGCCTTAGCAGTGGAATGGGCAGTGGCTGTGGCAAGTTATTAGCCGTTCGG